CCGTGGACAGGTCCGTGGTACAACGCAATCTTCCGAGCGTTCTTCCGACAATCTTCGACAGACGGCCATTCTTCACGGTCATCTAATATAGAGAATACTGCGAAATCTACGTCAGCGACTTGGTAGACATCGGAGTGCTTAAGATAATGTAAGTTGGAATGATTGAGATTCTTGATAATCGGCGTCAGACTATCCAACCGATTCATATTGGACAGATTGAGGTCGTGATTACCTGCGATGACAAATGTAGGAGCGATATCGGCAAGATTACGGAGAAACTCTGAGGCGAGTTCCACCATCTCTGGACTCATATCAGTCTTTGCGTGTAAGATGTCACCAGCAACGACGATTACCCCGTCAGTTAAATCCGTCTGACGGAGTTGGTCGTAAAAGGTATTGAATGCTTCCCGATATTCTTCATGCCGTTTGAATAAACGAATGTGAATATCTGCGGTGTGTACAATTTTTCGTAACTTGTTAAATGGTACGTTAATTCTCATATATTCTGTAACCTGCCACCAATATAGTCTTTAAATGTTGTTGCGGACCCGCGCTCGATACATTCCCACGTATCTTTGAAACCTAACTCCGAGGGGTCTTTCTTGTCAAGGTTTACCAGCTTGACATCCATTTCATAAGCGTTCAACGTTCGTTCAATTTCTCTTGCATCTGTCAATGCGTCATCGTCCAGTACAACATACACATCTTTTACTTTGTTCTTGACCAGTTCTTTCAACAACTTTTTAGGTACAAACTTACCCAAAAGTGGTATAGCGTTTCGACGGATTGCAATCGCGTCGAACACACCTTCGCAGAGAACCACGGGCATCTTCCAATTAATTTGATTCTCAAACATCACCACGTTTTTTGACACGGGTGGATTTTTATACTTCATCCCATCTTCATAAAAACTACGAGCGATAAAGTAGTTCAACTTATTGTCTTTATCGTATGACGGAATAATGATACGGTTGGCATATGGACCATCAATGGTATATCCCATCTGGTAGCGGATAATGTCATACCCCTTGATTCCTCTATTCGTCAGATATCGCAAAGCGTGTTTGTAATGTAAGCTCTTGGTAGGTATCCACAGCGGTTTATATCCCGGCGGAAGATACAAGTTTGTGACTTCATCTGCGGATTCTACATAGTTTCGTACTTGGTCATCGGAAAGTAGCGACCGCAGTTCCTTCATTTGAGAAGGAGATACGTCCAGTCTCTTAAATAGTGTTATTAAAGAACGTCCCTTTGCCCCACAATGCCAACAATGAAAAACATTTTTTAATAAGTTAATAGCAAATTTTCTCTTATGGTTGTGACAAAAAGGGCACTGGAAATAGTGTTCCCCGTTCCCAAACTGCTTATAATCACCTAATATTTGCGACAAAAGAGAGATTAGATTCATAATAGAAATCTAACCTCTCTTTCGTAATATGTCAAGTTGTTTATTCAACAGTTTTTTTATTTACTAGTTGAAAAAAATGCTCTGCGGGAATGACCGCGTATATTGGTGTATTATTGCGTTTAAAGAACAATACGGGAGTTGTACCTTCTTTCGTGTTGGTTTCTGCTTGTTCCAACGAAGCCCAAATGTTCATCTTTTCTTGATTCTTACATTCTGGGGAGTATGGGAACGCTTTCCGCGCCGCAGGAGATAACTTGATATCCGTACCGCTATCGCCCATCAACGTTGACACGACATCATCTGGTTCTAAGTGCGTGAAATTTTCCAGAATCATATCGCGTACTGTATTTTGTAACCGTTTACCTTTATTTTTTGCACTACGTGGTTTCATCGTAACCTCTTATAACATTAACTGTTTGTATTGTATAATGCGCCTGGTGTGTTTCTGATTTGATTTGACGTTGCGTACTTAGTAGAATCTGTGCCTTGTGCGTTGTACAAATGTACTACCTTAGACTTGAATGTTTTTAATGGACTGTTAACCAAAGTACTATAATATTTGAAAGCCGTAGTGGTGTTGAACGTCCCGTTTGTTGCATCATCTGCGGATGCTTGGGTGACAGTCTTATTGTGTGGGTCGCGGTTTCTAACTTCTGCTTGATATGTGTTTGGTAAAAAATCTACCGCAACTTTACCTTCGGTTTGTTCTTTAGGAGTCTTGTTTGTACCTAAAGTATTTCCGTTCTTGAAATTCCAACTGTTGTATAAGTCTAGTAATGACATAAAAATCCTCAGGTATCAAATTTAACAACAAACGTTTGTATACTGTAATCTGTGCGTTGGATTGGATTCGACAGTTTCGCTACCGCTACCAATTCATTGTCTTGATTATATAACCCGATTGAAGTAATATAAGGATATAAACTTTGAGAAGCCATCAACGTCAACGGTGTTTCAAATGACCCAGTAATCATACTCTTTGTAGAAGATGGATTATATACCGAGTATAAGAAGTCTGTTGGGTTTAGCTTAACTTTAACCGAATGTTCGAATAGCTTTACAGAGGATGTGAATTGTATATTTACGTTAGTTCCACTTACAATACATATTCCATTATTTGTAATTCCCCCACCAGCAATTCCGGTGAGTGGCTTAATCACAGCTATACCTTTATCATAAAAGATTCTGCCGATGTTGTATCCAACACCAGATTGTGATATAAATATGTTTCCAGTAGAATCATCATACGATGATGACGTACCGATAGAAACAGTAAATGTACCAGGCTTAATCTCTTCTCCAACGAGGTCTTGTGTTGCTGTTATTACAAAAACAGACCCCGTTGGTGCATATGAAGAAGATTGAATTCCGTATGAAGCATATGGAATTGCTGAGTAAAACGATTGACGTATAGAATCATATAATTCGTGTTCATCGTTTTGTACACGTAACCCGCTTCCAGTTACATACTGCTTACCAAATAGAACTTTTACATCGTTGGAATTTGATGTAGACCCAGAAACATACGTGTATGTGTGTTGGGCATATGTTCGAAATGGTGTTACGGTATACTCATTAGGAGCAAGAGACTTAAACGCAGTAGCAGGAAGAGTCATAATTGTCCACCCGATAAGCGGTTTAGTAGTCTAGGCGAACGCGAATCAATGCTTCTTTATCTGGACTCTTTTGGATTGGTCTACTGAGTTTTGCCACTGCTAATAATTCGTTTGAATCATTGTATAGTCCAATCGTGGTTGGATATGTGATTGGATTATCAAGGAATGGTGCGAGTGCTGTTTGTGGATTTGACCCACTATAATACGTTGGATTATTAGAGTAGTTATAATTGTTGTTCTTCAAACGTACGAAGTAATTAGTAGAGGTAATCTTCTCAGCAGAACGTGCGATAAATGGTGAACCAGCTGCCATTGACGATGAGATTGAACGAACCAATCCTTCGTGTTGATATTGGTAAGTAGTAATTCCACTACCCGTATATGGTGCAAATGGACGAGAGGTTGTAGTTCTAATATTGTTTGATGGTGATACGAACCCAACCGATGAACTTATTGCCGATGGACGTAATACGATAACACCATAATCTGGGAATACTAGTCCGAATACCGTGCTGTTATTTGTAGCAATACCCGCATCGAGTGTACCTGAGCGAATATTGTATACATTGTTTGCTACAAGGTTTCCGACCACCGCGGTGCCAAGTCCACTATCATCAATAAAGGTACTAATGCCACGTGAACCCGACAATCCTAATTGCCAGTTACCCGGGTCAACTGCTTGCTTTAAGCGTGAACGTTGTACGTTGATAACGTAAATATCTTCTGAATCTATTTCATCGAATGAGAACAAAGAAACGTCCTTATTCAACAAGATATTACGATATTGTGCGTATGTGACTTGGGTGGGTAACGTTGACGTATTTAATGAGGTAAGCGCAGGAGAACCCGCTCCACTTACGTGCCCGTATGCTACGGAGAATTGAATATCAGACGTAGTGGTGTCTGCTCCGTTATAAAGGTCATAATAAAACTCACCGGAATTTGCAACTTGGACACTTGAAGTAAATACTGCTGAAAGACTTCCCGTGTCTCCCGACCACATTCCCGTAGTTACTTCATTACTACGCAATGCTGTTATGTCGCTGCCGGTATCAAACGTTGTGAAAATACTGTATGCCATATGTTATTCCTATTATGCGATTGTTGATAACGTAAAGTTATATACGGCACCGGATGTTCCACCAAAAATTGAAACAGAGGTTGACCCGGACTTTGACTTAGCTGAAATCTTAAATTCTAATCCATTTGCTACAATTGAACCACGACTATTAGCTGGTACAATTCCCGTTGCCGGAGTTACAACTTGTACTTCTGCTAATGAACTATCTGCCAAGAGAAGCGTATAACTACTTTCCGCTTGTTGACTATCGGACGTATACGTTGTGGTAGGTCTGATAGTAATATTGGGGGTTCCAGCGGTAGCATTCTTATAAATGGTTACGGTACCGTTTGCTGGAATTGTTGTACCTTGAATAGTAATTTGCGGAATAACTACTGACCCGTTTGATGTAATTGCATCCGTAATGGTCACTAATTTATATCGCATAATTTGTGTTTCATCAGGAGTTGCTTCTAACACAGGCATGTTTTCAATAATAGCACCGTAGTAATTGGAACCGAGTGGATGAGCCGTGTTATATAAACTATAGTCCACTTCATCGTCTGCGACAGCGAACTTGGTAATTTGGAAATTACCAGTGCCGGTTCCTTGTGACAACAGTTCCCGTCCACGATTGGTTAATATAGCGTCCACGGTGATTGTGGATTTATCTAGGTATCCCATATTTCTTAATCTCCTGAGTAAGGTACATCTACTATAAGTATAAAGTAATTTAATTTAAGTCAATTATTTAACGTTCAGCTGACCGGCCCCACCAAAAGTAATTGTATCCATTTGTTCTGGGATTTGGACAGTTGCGCCCCCGCCCGAGGTCGTTTGGGTAGTATTTGTGTTTACCACCACATTAAATTCACTAGAAATTGATACACTAAATGGTGGTCTATTGTCAAATGTACTATTGACATCACGACAACCTAGGTAATTTCTACGTTTTAAAGCAGTACCATTATCTCTACTAAACTTATAATGGCGAGGAAGATATCCCATTGGTGACAGGTTATCTGGTTCGTATGCGAAATAATCAAATGTAATTTCTGATGATATCGAAGAAGTAGTTTGATTATTGATGGTATAATAAATATTAGACCCCTGAGTTTGCATCAAGACATACGGAAATACCATGGGGACTTGTTCAAGTAAACCATCGAATAGAACGCCTGAACTTCCACTTGGAAGTGAATTAAAATCACGGGAGATGTCTGCGTTTCTATTTGCATCCGATGCGTACATACGAACTCGTAGTCCAGGTTCGCCGGACACCCCATATAGACTAAATACATTTGCTATCTTAATTACACCCGTCGTGCCTTGAGCCGAAGAACCGGACGCATAAGTAGCGACAGGTAGGACGGTGGAGTTTCTTCCATATTCTAATGCCATAGAACTTGATGGAAGTAATGTTATTCTAGCGTAAACTCTGTCTACTGGCGAATCCGTTCTAGTGTCTAGCCGTACGGTGTATAATTGCTTGTATAATGTATAAATATCATAATAATATTTACCACTTCCTTTGTGAAAATAACTAGTAGTTCCCACTTCTGTCAAGTCTGCCCGAGGTGGAATGTTGTAGAACGGTATAAGGGTGTTTTCTTCACTGCTCAACCGTGATGAAATTCCAAGATATGGATTACGAGCATATCCGGTGGATAGTGTACCATCCCCAACCGTTGTATCTATGGTCAAGGCTTCTATTGAATTAAATGAACTATTATTATCCAGTAGCGATGATGTGACACTTGAATTACCAATAACTTGTTTTACTCGACGGAATGGTGGTAATTTTGATGATTTTGTACTGTCTACTACATCAACCGTATCTGTTACTTTTAATGAGGCAGACATTGGTAATGTATATGAACTTGCTGATGGTAATAAACTAAATTTTCCGTAATTTATAGAGAAATCATATGCTCCAACCGCGCTTGAACCGGACCCAGACACGTATGCATCAAAGTCTTTTGTATTGCTGCCATCAACTCTGGTTGAGCGAACTAACGTGTCCTTGTTACGTGATAGAATAGATGATTCAACTACAATGCCATCAAGTAACTTAGCACGAGCTGGTGTCATTTCGTCTGCCAATTCACTTGGACCTTGTACTAAGTCCTTAAAGAATCTAATATATTCGTTTGGATTTACAGTTTGGTTAAAATACTTCTTGTATTGACGTTGTAAGTTGTCAAGAGTACTATATACAGACCCCGTGATATAGCGTGGACTACCAATGATGTTATTGACATCCACCACGCCCATCGACCGCATAATATTTTGATTGATGTAGTCTACTGGAGAAATATTAAATGCAACTACATTTTGTCCCCCAATATACTGCTTTTCTTCAATTTGCTTTATACTGACCTTTGAACTAAGTACTCTACTTCCACTTTCATCAATAAACTGTTTACTAAACTCTGGTGCAGGTGCGACAACAACCTTCTTATTGGTGTACACCGTAGAACCAACAATTGGAGTAAATTGTTTAATTGTACGAGAAATTCTATTAAACGATGCGGTGGTAAATCCAGTCGCCGGCAATGTGGCTACGGTGGCTACGTTTTGATATGGACTTTCGTTAACTACAGATGCAGTAATTGATGATAGTGGTTGACTAAATGGTACGTGTACATATAACGTTGCATATGACGAAGTATAATTACTTCCATAGTATGAACCTGGGTCGTATGCTTGTGAAATAAAGTCATCGTTTGAGATATTTTCTCCCCAAACTCTAATTTCATCTACTATACCATCAAATTTTTCACTAAGCTTAATAGAACCAGACCCACCAACATAAATGTGGGTGGTACCACTCCATAGCGAAGAAAGATTTGCAGATGCAGATTCTTGGAATAATATTTGGTCACCATCGGTTTGAATGATGGTAATATCTGACGATTGACTACGCAACATAATATTGGTATAGTCATCACTGAATAATGGGAAATAACTACTGGTAGCGATAATAGCTCTTCCAGAACCACTTACTACGTGAATCTTACCGTATTCTGTCTTTGAAGCTGATGGGTGAGGAATTAAATCTACAGCCCACGTATCACCGGTAATAAGCGAACTATTTTGTAACTTGTTTGGAATAAATCGTAGCTGTACAGTTGATGCTGCTATAGATGAAGAAACAAATGGAACTTTGACAAAGTTATCACCTGAGGCAGTGAACTGTAACCCGTAGGTTAATTCATCTGACTTAATATAATTTCCTGCTAATGGATGTGTAGTTTCCTTAATTTGTAGGACTGGTGAATTGATTCCGTAAGTATTTAATAATGCATCAAGCGATGTACGTGACCCCTTGGTTTTATTAAAGTACACCATACTGTGTAAGAAACGCTTCCACGTTTCTGCCACATATGCACGTGACCCAGTTTCACCGGTAAATTGTGCATTAAATGTTTGTAAACTTTCCAGTGAGTACACATTCGGTAGTTGTAAACCAAACGACCGAGCCACTTCATACACTTGGTCCATCGTCAATTCTTCTAATGGGTCTATCTTAGTCGAATAAATATTATGGAATTGGTCAATATATACTTTAATATTATCCATCAAGTGACCGACCATAGACATGAGCATTAAGAACTCATCGGAGTCCGCATCTTCTTGAATATGGTTTGGTAAACTCTTTATCAAATAATTTGGATTACTGTTGTCATACCGTTCGGCAATACCTTGCTGTACTGTTAGCCAATTTGTTGCTACTGTACTATTTGGGCTATGTACAGTCCCGTCTACCTGTTTTGGCCACGAGCCAGTAGCATTATATTCAACTTCGGATGTTACATAGTATGCGCTAGCTGAGTAGGCGATAGATTGACTTGCGTAATAAAGGAACTGTTCATATTGGTCAAAATTTCTGATGATGTTTTCCTTTTCTCGTGCCTTTAACATCAAACTAATAGTACTACTTGATACACTTGATGAAATACTAGCCGAAGTTAACTCTTCAATTTTTAAGAGCTTTTGTTTAAATGCGTCAAGTCTATTGTAAGCAGACCCAAAGTGTATAAAATTATTATAATCAGTGAAATCAATATTCAATTCAGATGACTTAAAGTCTCCACTAAACCATCTTCTAAATACCGTGTCATCGTAGGTAATCGTTGTACCATTGACAATTCCGCCAGCAGACCCCGTTGCAAGCCCTAATGTAGTAAGAGAAGCATTTGTAGCTGCCATCTTATTGTCTACAAAGTTTCTCGAATCCATATTAAATGGACGTAAATATGGAGTATTATCTAACGCGGGACCGGCATCAAATTCTACGATATCTACTATAGATTCTGCTAATTCTCTACTGATGAATGCCCGTGTTTCTGTCGCAATGGTGGGGTCAAGTGCAGTTAGTAACTTTAACTGTACGGAACCACTAGTTTGGGGGGCAAGACGCCAAGATTCTGCTACGTATTGTCTATCGTTGCCAAAGTTAAGTAATGTCTTATATTCTCTATTTTCGTCAAAGAAAGTTAATACCTTTTCTCGAATTACTTGACGAGCTGCATTTGCCATCGCAGAAAACAATTGTACGTTTGCCGTAGACAATGTAATGCGAAGCGGGATGCTAATACTTGCTTGTTCTACGTCTGGTGACCGCGATAATGTTGGATTTTGTAGATTTAAAATAGAATCAATCAAGTCTATATATGACTTAAGATATAATAATCCATTAACATATGTACGTTCTAGTCTATCCGCGCCGCTTGTTTCTTCTTTGAATGGAAAATAATTTTTTAACTTATCCTTGTCACCCGGCCCAGGATGTTCAGGTGGCGTTAGTCCGTTAGGAGCATTTGTCGTACAGAATAATGCGTCTGCTAACGATTCGCGGATAAGTCTCGCAATAGCTTCTTCCGTCTTAACATCAAATGTTTTTAGCCCACTACGATCATCATATAATCTTTCAATTGAACGTCTATTACTATTTCCTGCTATAGCTTGAGAAGTAATATTTGGAAAATCCGCACGTGTCATCTTCCACGGAGCAGCGTCATCTTCTCGTTTTGCTTGTAAATTACTAAGAATTCCTTGAAGGGCAAATACTCCTAATGGACCTGCCCAATATAAAGCAGTACTGTACAATACAACATCGCCTGCTGTATTTGTAAGTTGATTAACCCGTTCTGCCTCCAATTTTAAATCTGTAAGATATTTTTCAACCTTATCGGGTTTTACAGCACCATCACCAAAAAACTTTGGGTCAGTAAAACTATCAAAGATGATTTGTATTTTACGCTTCTTTTCTAACAAATCACCAGAACTAAAGAATATTTCGTTAAACTTTTGTCCCAATTCATCTATTTCGGCAGGACTTAATTCCGTGGGAATACCTAATCCCAACTGCACATTTTGTGCATTTTGGGTTACCCTTTTATATATTTCATTTTGAGTGTTAACAAATATTCTAGACATATTTGATTTTGTTAGGCTTGTGGAGTAGATGGCAGTGAAGACGATGAACTATTGTCTCCCGGAACAGGAGCTGTTCTAACTTTAAATATAATAGTAGCACTTCTATTGTTATCTGCGCTAACCGTAACCGTAGTTTCTCCAGGAGATATTCCACGAATAATTCTTGGATTATATGGATTGAAATCTGCTTGAGTATTTGTTGGCTGTTCCACTTGAACAATACTCATATTATTCGACCTCCATTCTACCTCTGATGATAAGTCTTGGTTACCATCAAGGTCATAGACAGAGATATTGACCTCTATTCGTTCACCAACATCTATAGTATAAATATCGTTCTGAACAACTATTACGTTCTTAGGAGAATTATTTTGACCAGTTGGATTAATAATCGGAAAACTTCCGGACTTAATTTCTAAATTAATATTCGGATAAATAACGCTTTCTGGGATATTTTCTATTTCAGGAGGTAGGTCTAACTTGACCAACACAACTTTACTACTACTTGGATTTAACACTACATTTCCAGTTGGATATTTTAAACTATTTCCATTAGCAGGATCTACAATGTTTATCCACGGCACCGTAGTAGTCATGTTGACAGTAATAGGTATCTCGCTATCAGAATTTGCCATAGCTAGTGGAATATCCGATACCGTGGCGGGATTAAAATTATAGTTTCTAATATAATCTATGCTACTTGAAGCAATTACATAAGAAAACTTTTCACGAATATTATACGTACTCATATTAAATCAAACCGGTAACGTTGTGGATTATTCTTTTCATCTTCTAATGCTGTATCGTACGCGATATCAATTGCATTAATTACAATAGTGTCCAACTGTGTTTCTGTAAATGATGAACTGCCCGAAGAAATTAGTTTTTGAACAGAACTTAGTGCCAATGGATATGCATTATTTAATATATTTTGTGCAATCGTATTGATACCAATTTGTGTACCACGGTCCTCATCAAATCCGTATTGAATCAATTTTTGACCTGACCCACTAGCAAAGTTTTGATAAATTGAAGAACTATCAATTTTAGCTGAACTTGCTGGTACGTTCAGTTGTTCTGACCCAGATTGGTTAAATATTTGTTTTAATACTGGTTCTATCCATGTTGTATTGATACGAGGAATAGCAAATTGTTCTAAATTTGATTGCTTAGTTAAATCGGTAAGCTTTAGTTCTACTTCTTTTCTTGATGGTGAAATTTTATTTATTTTTAAAATTCTATTATCATAAGCACCAACTTCATTTGCAAAGAAGTTTAATATAACTTCATACTGACCAATTGGTAAAATTAATTCTGGTAACTTCGAAAAATCTATATACAATAACTTACGTTGAGTATTATCTGGATATTGTAATGTTTCTGTACTGATTGCTTGGCTACTATTTGGAATAAAGTCAGAGAATATTAGACTATTATCTGCTAAACTGTATACGTTAATTTCAATATTATTTTCTAGTAATGCTTCTGAAAAATCAGCAGGAACTTCCATATCTAACAAGTCATCTGCCTTGTTATCTACAACGCGAGAAACAGTATATTTAGTATACTGTTGTGCGAGTTGATTGATGTTCGTCTTAAAATTCTTTTGATTTGCCATTAGTCAAGCTCTTGGAAGTTTTTATTAATTCTGGTTGCCCATACAGTATAATCTAGCTTTTCTTTATAAATTGGTGTATAGTACGTACTGCCGGTTGGATTTAAACTACCAATAATCACAGTCTGAGCGGTGTTGGAGTAGTTGGTCACCACGGAGCCGCTGTGCCCGGAAGCAGACACATCAAATGTAGATATAGACAAGTCTATAACTTCTTTATTTGCGATACTAGCACTATCTGGATTTGGTTTATTTATGATTACGAATGGCATAGACTATTCAACTTTAAATAATGTTTCTGTGTCAATTACCCGAGAATATTCCCCAGAATTAATCTTTAACTTTAAGGTATAGAATCTACCAACATATAATGGGGTTGTGTCAAGTACGATATAAGAACCGGTTGGGTCTGTACTAATCTTACTATAGTCATCAAATCCTATAACCGTTATATTACTTTGCGTGTCTACGATTGAATAATATGATGATGTTGGAAGATAATACTTGTTCTTGTATCGTAAAGTACTATCAAATGAACGTAATGGATATTCATCACGAACAACAAGATTTACTTTAGTAATATCGCCCTTGGTATATATTTCTCTTAAATTTGTAGGAGCTATTTTAACGTTTAGCGTAGATGGTACTGCTGCTAAACTTCCAGTAACAAAGCTCTGATTGTCCCATGCTACTTCTAGTGTAGGTTGGTGAATCGTATGCGTTTGAGTAGAGAATATTTTAATGTTTCCCTTATTTGTAGCGTCTTGTTCATCCGTTGTTGGGAATTGTAATCCCAATCCATAAAATGTAGCTTGAAGAGATTGACTGACGATGGGTCTGATAATGTTTGTAACATCTAGTCTGATATCTTGTAATGGATATGTTGATAATGTTATACTTCCAGAGGTGGATGTTGTTAAGAAATCACCACCAGCTAAACTCCACGAAGTTGACGTACTTGGTCGTTCCCATGTTGCACCATCGTTTACATTTTCTACGTTTTGATAGAAAAATCCACTACCTTCATCCCACGATTGAGATACCTTATAAACAATAATTTTTTGATTTCGCTTTACGGTGTCAGCGTTTGCTAATTTTAAATTTAAAAAATAACTGGCCGTAGCTGGCACTGTTGCTGTGGTTGGTAAGTCAAAATATATTAAGGAACGTGCTGACCCAGTTGCATATGCAGTAGAGCTGGTAAAGTCTACACTAGTATTAATGACTTTACCGATTTCTAAAATTTCATCTAGCCCAGCATTATTTGTTGGAAATGCTTGGTAAAGAGTCGTGTCCTTACTGGCGGTTAATATTTTTCTCATTGTGTTGCGTTCCCTATGATGTCAGTTTGTGGATACTTCAACTCAAAGATACTTGGGTCAAGACTTGGATAAATAACCCCATTTATCGTGGCTTCATCAATATCATATCGGTAATTTTGGTAGTTTGCACCATCTTTGAATTGATACTTGTTAAAGACTCTAACCCCACGAACTGATTGTACACCGTCTACTAACCCAATAGCGTATGAAATATCAGCCAAAACAATTGGTTGATTTATGTTCCATCTTTCAATGTTAAAGAATTCTTGTACTGTACCGATGCATCGTGCTAAAACATCGTTTACATTATAGTTTCTAAGAACTGATATATCGAATTGAACTCCAATATTGATGACGAATGCATCTAAAATATTAACATCATCTGTTAGGAGTCTGAATTGTTCTAAATATCTAGCTAAATTATCTTTTGTTACCGTGTTTAATGTAGCAAAGTTACCGTTTGTATCATATCCCAAGGTATATAAATTGATAGAGTTGGGTTTTACAGGATTTTCTACATACGTTCTTTCATTATTTGCTGCTAAAATTCTATTGATTTGTTCATCACGAATCGCATATGCTTTTGCAATACGACCATACTTTGCTGGTAGTGCGTATGCTCTTACTGCATAGTCTTCTGCGGTGACCGCACGACTTTGTGCGTTAAAGAACGCTAATGCATTTTGTCGAATTTCATCTAAAGATTCACCGTCTCCACCGCCGGTAGCAGGTAAATCATTTGTAATTGTTACAGTTTGTAATGCTGCACTGAATGCGCTGAGTTCTGCGGTGGAATAATCTGTTGTGTCGTTTAAAGTAATTAGTTCTGATACTGAATTAATCGTATTTGATGGGGTGTTACTTTCCACACCACCGCCTACCAAATAAGTTACAGTCAACGTTGTGTTTGCCGGTGAAATGCCGTATGCATTACTTGTCAAAAAGTTTACATTATTGATTGCAACATTACCTAACGTATTTTCAATAGTTGTTCCGTATTGGGACGTTGCTACTTGACGAGAATCTAGAGTTAAATCTAATTCTGCCGCATCATCGGTACCGGAACCAAACGACAATTCCATACGAAAATCTCTATTAATTCTCGTTACGAATCTTCGTGGAACTTTCTTTAAACGTAATTTAGCGGATGGAAGTGCTCCCGTTTCACTATTTGCGGTGACTTCTACATCACTCATAATAACGTCTTGAGCGAGATAATCAACTTCATACCACTTATTATTATCAGAGTCCACCACACTTTCTATACCAATAACATTTTCATCCGGCATCAGCACTGATATAAATTTCTGAGCTGTTCCAAACGTAAACTGCGTTGTCTTTTCCGTAGCCGCTACAAGTTTTGCTGGTTTATTAACGATGAATGTGGCAGGATTTCCACCACTAAAAGTATTAACGATATAATTTTCACTGGTAATATCCGTGAAGTTTACATCTTCAACTAATCTAAACTGTATAGAATTTTGTCCAGACGTAGTAAACGCACTACCTCTTGAAATCTTTAAAAGATATTTTGGGTCTGGAACATATACTCCGTTTTGTAAAACCGCTGGTGCTAATTGGTATAATGTTGCGATAGTGCTTGCTGGATAGATTAACTTGGGCTTATATCCTAAAAACTGTGCAATAGATACTACATTTTCTGGTTGTTCTGCGTATGCTAATAGATTTTCCTTGAATTGGTTATCAATGTAAAATGACAATACATCCCCCACATACGAAGCCATTTCAATAAACATCATACCAGGCGATGTTTCATTGAAATCAGAGTACGTATTTGGATAGTATGCCTTTGCAAACTCTATTAAGTTTTGCCGAAAGTCGGTAAACGTCTTTGAGATATAATTAATCTGCTTAACATTTGGCCGAGGTTGTATAACTACCGGTTGATTGCTTGCCATTTAAAGCTCCAAAGTGGGTCTATCTTAGAATCTGTTTCTATTTGTTGCTCTAGTTCTTTCTGGTACGGAAATTGGTTCGTACGGGAATGCGACCGCAGGAGCTCCAAGAGCTGCCGTAGAAATCGCCACCGCATCAGTTACATTTGGATTATTTCTAAATCTATATACACAAGTTATGTTCAAAGCATTTTCTGCATCAGACTTAGTAACTTGAAAATCTGTCAGTTCAATAAACGGTAACCAACGGTCTACCGCTTCCACTACAGCTAGTCTAGCACGGTCTAACGTATCATCTGTCATTGGTTCAAATAAGATTTTCCATAAATCACAACCCAAATCTGGATGTCCCAGCCGTTCTCCTTTCTTAGTAAGAATCAAATTTTTAAAATTTGACCGTACTTGTTGAATAACAGAAGTGGATTGTTCAAACATTCCTGTCTGACCAAGCCGTAATGGAAGGGTTACACCAATGAACTTTTGTGCCATATTACTTACTCAATCCCATAGCCTTCATAACTTGCGAATAATCTCTGTTAATCGCTTGTACCGCAGGATTGTCTTCTGATACTCCAGGAGGAACTGGCATTATCTTACCAGTTTTTGCAACGATTGTATCCCCTTGGCGTTCTAATCCCATCATTTCAGCTAATTGAGAACGTGAGAACTTTGGCTTTTGTGAAGGCGTTGCCGTTTCTTGTAAAGTTTTTACTTCGGCAACAGCTTCTTCCAACAGCTTAGGAAGAACTTTTTTCACTTCATCTTCCACAGCTTCCTTTACAAGTTCCTTTACATATGCTCGAAATAATGCTTTGTCCATATATTATCCTCTATTTGTTATTAAATCTTCCGAGAACCGAGTTATCCATAGTGGATTGTTTTATATTTTTAAGAGACTGTCTATACGTAAATGGATTTTCTTGTCTCTTCAATTTTTCCTTTTGTGCCTGCACCGATGCTTGTTGCCGTCTTCTCTTTATATTTTCTATTTTTGTTTCAATATAGTTTTTAATTTCTGCGAACGATGGTCTTCTGGGAGGAAACTCCGGAACACTTAACGAAATCGTTGGAATAGTCGGAGCTGTTGGTAATGAATTAGTATATGTTTCTGCTACTGTTAATGCTTTAGTTCTGATTTCATCTAAACTACCACTGACAAACGTACTTGGTGGTATGATATTATTAAGTACTGATTGAGAACCCACTATGACTTCTGCGGTCGAAGCAGAAACATTTTGTAAATCTATTGCATTATTAGGTAAAAGATTACTTGGTATTGCCATAATCAGTCATTAGTTTTTGAAGTAAAATTACTTGTACTATTAAATGATGCTCCCTTACCCCTTGCTATATCTGTAGTTAATAGTGTTAACGTTGTTGCCAGGCGCGCCGAAGATACTGCTGCGGTAGGTGATGGTACAAACGAAACACTTATGTCTTGTAATGCCTGTACCACTCTCTTTAAGAATACAGATAATTCTCCACCAAGAACCATTGGTTGGCTTTCGTGGCCACCCGAACCTATAAATATCTTTCTGCCGGAGATTGAGTAGTTTCCAGACGTTCCGTACGATATATCGTCTGACGAAACAATCGACACCGTACGTCCTTTAATAAACACATCTTTATCCGATTGTAATTTAATATCTTTATTTGCCGTCATAATTACAGATTCTTGCGAATCGACAGTAATAGATTGTACTGCACTGAGGTTAATTTCTGTCTTAGAGAACAGTGAAATTTCATTTATCTTACTGTTTAAAATCAATCTATCCGAGTTTATAAATATTTGTGCACCTACATAGGTGTCTCTATTTGGGTTTTCTGACGACCGCAAATGGGCTGGACTATCCAACGTTGCCGCTTGAAATCCTACCTCTTCATCGGTGACCATCCATATAGTGCTTTTATCCTTATTAATATCTTCGTAAGCCAGTCCATAAACCCCACCAACTACGTTTTCCAACGTACCATCACGGTTGATGTCTATGGATGTAATTTTATTTGGACTTTGACCAACGGTTAATAAGATATTTGGCTGTGGAGTATTAACATTTGGGTTACTAAACAAACTTGACCCAAATCTAATGATATTACCAAATCTACCTTGTACGATTAAGTCACCTTCATTTGGACGAACCATGCGGACAGTTGGATTTTCGCTAAACTCATCTCCTAACGTAAACTGCTGTTGCGTTCCCCACGGTCTGTATGAAGTCCCACCTTGGGCAGCCAACTGAGCTGCGTCACTTCTATTTTGACTAGGTTCGGTTGGTGAGAATCTTTGACTTAAGCCAGGCCAAGAACTTTCGGTAATTTTATTAGTAGAATTGATTCTACGAGTATAAAATAAACGACCTAGAGAGTAAAACACTAACACTAACTCGTTTTTTAACGGATATTCACGTATACTAGAGTCTAATGGTGCTGCCCAGTTTAGTTTTTCCTTTGGTAACCCTCTATCACTTGGAATGAATCTGACTTGGACCATACCAACATTACTACCATCAGCCGCATACTCTGGATGTAATTCGTTTAAAATAACATCTTCCACCAACCCGTCTTGATATGGAGTTGGTTGACTGATAGAAAACCGTGGGAACTGTGACGCTCCCAGTTGGTTGATATCAATATTGTACGATATCGGTCCAAATGATGACATTACTTTTTCCCTGCAAACACATCATCCAAGTCCTTCACATCTTCTTGAAGTCCTTGGATTTCTACTTGAATATCCCCAAGTAATGCGTTCTTTTCTTCTTCGGACAACAATCCATCCAAAGATGCGTTAGACTTGACACCAACAGATACAATGCGTTGTGCGATTTGAGCAACACGGACCAAGTGTTCGTCGTTTTTGACGTTCACTTCCAAGAATCCCTGCACAATAGGTCCAATCACCGCGGCATCTTCTGGTGTGCGGATGAGTTGGACCATTTTCATAATAAACGAGTTGATTTGGGTTCGTTTACTGTCGGTATTTTTGTGTATTTCTGAGAAAATGTCGGCTAGACTTTTCCCATCATATAGTTCGGAATTAATATCCATAAAGACCCCCTAAAATCCTATATTATAAATAGATAGGATTTACTTTTTATACGAGAAATAATGAGATGGGTCTGATAAATGTCCGTTGCGTCTAAATTCACCCAACATTCTAATGATATGGGGACGCATCTTATTGATAACCTTAGTGATATGAGCAGTTTTATAGTTGGTCATCTCACGAACCATTAAATACAGAGCTTTTTTGTTAAAATTATCTATATTGTCAATACGTTCTATGAGTTTTACTATGGCCGAAGCAATTTCTATGTCCCGTTTTTTCTTGAATATTTTCGTTGTATTGAATTCCCAGTAATCTACCAAAAGACGAAGAAATTCTTTCATATCGACCGTGGAATCACGGGTTTCCGGCTCTACAATTAACATTTCTTCCAGCGTAAATGACTCCTCTGTTTGGTCTGAGAAGTATAGTACACGCTTTTCTTCCTTGTAGGAGTTATTGTTGTGTAATATAAGATAATTTTTTGCGATTACACTAAAATATGAGAATGCCTTCCCCTTATCTTCGGTAAATTTATGTAAATTGATAACCAGAAAGGAGACTACCTGCGCCTTAATTTCGTCG